ACCATAGCAGCGGCAGAGAAGCACCCGCTAGTTGCTAATGTCCTCACCTTAATGCTGTGTATGCCATCCATTGCTTCTTCGCTTTGCCTTTGGATAAGAATGGGTAGTTTTGCGCCCGGCCACGTCTTTTCATGCAATCTAACAAATCTTGGCATAGACCTGCCATGCACTGTAGCGATATAATCAGCGTTTACTAATTCAGCGGCATAATTAACGGCACATATTTTAGCGTCAGGGTAAACCTGAAGCGCTTCCGTTAAATCTTCTTCCCAGCAAGGATGGCAACCAATAACAAGGCACACGCCGCCACTTACTTTAATTTCATTAGGAACAGAATCAACATCACACTCAGGCGAGCTATTTGGATGGGCTAGAAAGTTCTGCTCACCAGAATTAAACCTACTAAGTAAATCCATCTAACGTTCCTTTGGGAATGGGGGCCGAAGCCCCCACACCTGTTAATAGGTATCTGTAGCAACTACGGTATTACCGTCACTTACATCAACCACGCCGCCCGTATTAGAGAGGACATAAACGATAGTAACTACTGGAGTGCTCCCAGCGCCAGTTACCAACCAAATCATATCACCTCTGTTTAGAACATTGGCCATACTACTAAAGTAGCCGGTAGCCGTAGCCGTGCCGTGGGCATCAGCGGTAGCGTAGCTATAGATAGAGGGCGCACCTGTTAGGGTTGTCGTGCCTACACCTGTTAACCCCTTAGAGGAATTTCCAATAGGGGAAAAATTAGCGATTGCAAAAGCCATAGTGGTTTATCCTTTTATGAAGCTTCGTGGGTTAGTAAATCGATAACGCCATCGGTATCAACCGTTACCGCGCCCGCTGTAATAGCAGAGGTCATAAGCCAAGATTTCTTTTCAGGAATCCAGTCTACAGAACTTTTGACGCCATTTGCCATAGCAAGGCCAATGGCCTCTTTGTGAAACGCTAGGCAGTTGCGGGTGTTCGTTGCCAATGGCAAGCCACCCTCAACGCGATCTTCCATCATAATAAACTCAAACTGAGCGTATTTTTTGATTTCACCAGCAGCTAGAGCTTTTAGTACGTTAAAGTCAGAAGAACCGATTTGAGTTTCAAGCAACGCATTCTCAAGCGCAATAGCATTGATAAGGATCACGCGATCCGTACCCGGTACACCATTGGCATCAAGAAGGCGCTTAGCACGCATGATCTTTTCAATGTTCAGCGGCGTATTTGTACCGCCAACCTCGGTGCCAACTTGCGTAGCAAAGGCTGAGGCAAGCATAGCGTCAATTATGATTTGATCCGCACGTCTGCCAACTGCCTTAGCAGCAGACATAACAAGTTCGCGTTTCTCATCAAATGCTAATTTGTCCAAATCCTCCACCGCTGAGTAATCGGATGCATCCCAATCTGCCAGCGTACAGGTAACAGCGGTATGAACAACGTTCATTGCGGTTACGTCCGTTTGTGGTACACGTAGGGTAGCAATCCCTTTACCAAGCTTTGGAAAAGAATATGTCTTGGCGCCTACATTGGTACGTGTGCGCACTTTTCCCATCAAAAGAGATTCCCCTTGATAGGCTTGTTTGACTAGCGGGTCAAACTCCGTCTTAAAGTTTACTGAAGAAGATGCACTCATGATAGAGCCTCCTAATTGTTAATGTTAAATATCATCAACGATGGGGCCACTAACTGAATGGGTAGGGGAAAACCTATAAAGCCACTAGATTTAGCGGGTCGTTAGCAAGACCATACCACTAGTTGTTTGCTTGTGCAAGCATTTGAGAGTATTTATTATACTCTGCCTCTTTACCCTCTGCCATAGATTGCGCCATCCTGGCTTGAATATCTGAAATAGACGCTGAAACATCAACAGGCATATCAATCGGCACCTCATTAGATCCGCCCTTCATCATGCGGAATTTATTAAATACCCTCAGGCTGGCGGCGCTGTTAATCATTGATTTGGCGGCCTCTACTTCTTCAGCACTAAAGCTGCCATCCGCACCAAGCTGGATCACGTAATTCTTGACCGCCTCTTTAATCTTATGACCAGACGGCCCAAGCTTGGCAATCTCAGCGCTGCGGTATTCGTTCGCCTGCTCTTCTGTCTGTTCGGCGCTTTGCCCAGCGCCTTGCTCAGAGTATAGTTTGCCAAGCTTAGCAATAACAGGGCTAATAAGTTTATTGAACTGCTCAGCAGGCAGCCCGATCTCCTTTGCTGACTCCCTTACCGCCTGCATCAATGGGTCATTATCGGGAACCAGTAACAATAAGTCCTCCGCAACATCAACCTTATAATCAGCGATATCTTCCGGCGCTTTGCCTTCGTACTCTCTGCGGCCAATTTTAGCGCGTAAATCTTTTGCTATCTTATCTTTTTTATTAAACTCACTGAAAAGCTTATTGACATTTACCTTTTTTCCGTCCTGATCCCAAAATTCCTCAGGAAATTCTTCTGGCCTGCCTAATGAAAAATCAAGCTCTTTAGGTGCTTCCGTTTCCAGTAGGCTTATATCAGCGGCCTCCGTGGCTTTTGGTGTTTCAATCGTTACGGCTTTATCTGCTACTTCTTCGGCTGCTGCTGCTTCTTCGGTCATGGTTTTTTGCTCCGTTGTGGTTTGTGCTTGGCGGTGCGCCCCCGCTCAATGCGTTGCTCCGTGTCCCTAACCAGTGCGTTCTGGCCTTCTCTTGCAAAGCCGTGTGCTATGGCCTTGTTATAATCTAATGACGGCATCCAAGTGGCCGCTTCGATTGTGTTTTTTCTATAATGAGCAAGAACAGCCTTGCCAGCAGTGGTATTGAAGCACTCAAAAAACATGGTGTCGAGTACATACAGGTTGGCTTGGCGCTCCTCCATGGCCTTATTGTTGTTCTCTGGCTCTAAATCCCACGAAAAGGGGTTGTTCAATGTCATTGTGGTTGCTGCTGTTGTTGCGCTGCTTGCTGTGCAATCATGGAAACCATCTGCTCTCGTTCTGCCTCATCGCGAAGCAATCTAGATGGTGTTCCCAGCATCTCGGTTAGCCATACGGGTATTTCTTCCGCCTTGTAAGATGTTAGCGCAAGCTCTGGGTTTATTGCTTGCACCATTTGGTATGCCTGCATAAACCGTTGCACCTCATCGGCTTGCTGCGTCTGTGCAACAGCTGATGTTACTTGCACCTGTATAAAGATATTATCAATGGTGAATCCCTCAGGTAGCTGTATTAAGCCCTTCTTAGCAAGGATGCTCAGGCCACGCTTCCAGAGCGGCAAAATATATTCAAAGTACCCACGCCCATAAGCGCTGCCAATATCAATTTGGAACTCTCGCATGCGCTGAGCCACCTCAAACGCGGTCTTTGGTTGCACAGTTTCGGCAGGCAGGCGGTTGTCAAGCAGTGTTTTGCGTATTTGATCAGTAAGCCCCTGCACCATATACTCTTGAAGCTGGAAGTTTGAGGACGTATCAAGCCTAGAAATGGTGGGGCCGTTCTCGCCAGAGTTGCGCTCAACAGGAATGAAAGTGTTGGGCGCAATGTTTACATTATTGGCATTAATAGCGCCATCGCCAGCAATGGTATACACGCCCGCGACATCAAGCGCCGCTGACCTGAGCAGGAACTCTTTAAGCTTGTTTTGTGTTTTAACATCGGGAAGCGCAAATATGAACGGCCCGACACCCAAAGTATGGCCAGGTATTTTCAACCAGCGCGGCGTCATGCATATTTCTTCCTGGTGAACCGTGTTGTAAATACACGCATCTTCCACCAAGACATCATAGCGCCATATAATATCTTCATAATCAAAGTAGAAACATTCAACTACCTCAACCTTTCGCTCAGGAGTGGACATATCCAATGTTTCGGGGATTGTAGCATCAGGCCAAAGCTCTTTAAGAAGCCTAACCTCCACCTCTCTTTTGCGACAGCGGAAATCTACCGTATCATTTTTGCCTTCAGCAATACCAAGCTCTGATATGGGCGATGCAATGAAATTAAAAGGCGCGAGCTCATCACCCTCATGGAGCCATAGGCATCCCGTACCAATGCCCCATTCAAAATACATCTCACTGGATGCGGTGGCAAAATTAGATGCATTTAGATAGGAATAGAATATGTCGGTTATGTTCTCTAGGCTGGTGTTAAGCGTTTCCCTTTGATCTTTAGGAACACCAGGGCCTGCCTGTAGCTTTGACCACTTTGTAAATGGTGGGGTAAACCCTCCGGTGATGGTATTAACAAAATTGGCGGCGCTAACCGGGCCAGTTGAATCATACTGCCTTGTGGGTTTGTTTAGCGTGTTGCCCCTAGATGTTAGCGTGTTACGGTAGGGGCTGTATAGTTCGTATACATCTTCATAGGTGCTGCGGTTGGCGTCCCGCTCAGCAAAAGCCCTAATGCTGCGCTCTTTTAGCTTGTCTGGTTTTTGCTTACCCAAGAACTTCTCGATTCACTCCGGTTTCTCCGCCGGTAATTAACGATGCGCGGCCAGATGACCTTGCACGCCGGGCATTAGATGCCGATGCCTCGCGGCGCTTTGTTTCAGATTCCTCCCG